ATTATTTGAGAATAAAAAAGTATTCTTAAAAGAGGGCGATTCAATGCAAGAGACTTTTTGGGAAGAACTGTGCTCATTGCCTAGGGGCGCTCACGATGATATGGCCGATGCCCTATGCATTGCACTAAAGGATTTGCCAGTAGTATTAAAAGCTAGTGATGTATTAACAATAATTTAAAAAATATGTATTACATAACTGGATTTGGTTTTGTTCGGGAGAGTTGGAAAGAATGGTTTAGGCTAGTTATTAACGAATATTGGGAAATAAATAATCATCATCATTTGCCCAAGGGCTTTGTGAGAACGGGTGGCAATCCCTATAGCCTAGAAAGTTATTATTGGGTTTGGTATTTAGCACCATTTGTCAGGGCTTATCAAGATGTGCGTTGTTGGTGGTATGGTTTGGCAGTAAGGCTTTATTACGCTGGACACTTAAAATCTAAGTCGGGAGACAGAATACCGTGGCATTGGTTTACCAAAATTAGTCTTAAAAAAATACGCTAATGAAAAATAATTTTACTTGGGGCATTAACTTCTACAAAGGAGATGATAAAAGACTTCATTGGTTTATTATTGCTCGTATTTATGGAGATGTTACTTGGGCTGATAATACAAAAGAGATAGTGCCATTGGCTGATTTTAAAGAATTTGATATTAACAAGGCCGTGGAAAATCCCTTAGACTTGCGTCCCGATTACATTGTGGAGCATATACCCGAGGAAACCAAGAAAGATCTTTTTGATGATATTTACAATTCTGTTAAACTTTGCAACGAGAAGAAACTGCTTAAAGGCAAACCGATTGTCAGCTTATTGATACCTGACGAGATAAAGGAGAAGCCAGCTAAAAAAATAATAATTAAAAATGGAGGATCTAAAACTGGAGTTTAGATGTCCCTATTGTGGTTATACCTTTAGGTATAGGAGGGGAAGAATAAAGAATCCCGACATTATAGATGTGGGAAAGTGGTTATTAAGAGCGCAATGCCCCAAGTGTGGAAAGGTATTAAATGCACGAGGACATAGACAGGGGTGCGAGGTTACAAGTGGCATTATTAAAGGGATAGACGACCATTTACATAAAGTGGTTGAAGAAAAATGTTATAATATGTGTGCTTTTAAATAATCTAACGGATTTTTATGTTTGAAACTCTTAAGAAAATGTTTCGCCCTGAAAAAAAGGGCTTTGATAGGAAGAGTATAGACATACTTTTAGGAACGCAAAAAAGTGAATTTGATGTAACCAGCCGTTGGGCTGGTGCTTGTATTGATGTAATATCCCGTTCTGTTGCCAATGTGAAATGGGAATTATATACCAACACTTCTAAAGGTGCAGTCAAGATAGAGCAGCATCAATTCTTGTCTTTGCTCAATCAATTTAATAATAAAGCGACAAAATACGAGTGTCTTTCCAAGACAGCGGCCAACTTTTTAACTTACGGAAAGGCTTACTGGATTTTACAAAGAGCGACACCCGATGATAAGCCTACAGCAATATTTGTTCCATTAAGTTCACAATTACAACCGATTGGCTATGACTCTATGGGATACCCCATAAGTTATAGTTTTACATCTAGCACGACCAATCCGATTGGACTGGAAACTCAAATTATATCTGCCAGTAATGTTTTAGAATTTAAAACACCCGACGGGAAGAGTGTGGTAGATAGCATTTTAGATGTGCTTGAAACCGATGCCGCAATGATGGGTTGGAATAAGGGCGTAATGCAGAACAATGCAAGAATTGGTGGTATCTTTAAAGTTTCCGAAGGATTGGACGAAAATGAGATCAAGGCATTAAAAGCGCAACTCTTAACCGAATATAGTGGCTATGGCAACAGTGGTAAATTCTTATTCTTAAAGAATGGGACAGATTTTGTCCCCGATAGTTATAATCCAAAGGATTTAGACTTCGTAAATGGAAGAAATGCCAACAGGGACGAAATACTCTCGGCTTTTGGCGTGCCTAAAATATTGTTAGGACTTGAAAGTGGCTATAATCGCGCTACGGCCGTGGAAGCCGAAAGGGTGTTTGCCAAATATACATTAGAGCCATTAGTAGAGCAGTTGGTTGAAACGATTAACGAATATCTTACCCCTATCTTTGGGCAAGATTTATGGCTAGATTTTGAAACACTTGCCCCCGAAGATAAGGAGATTAAGTTAATGGAGTGGACGGCTGGTTTTAATAAATGGCTGACTGCTAACGACATTAGGAGACAAGACAACTTACCCGATGTTGTTGGTGGAGATAGCATTTACTTAACCTTGGCCGAAGTGCCAACAATGAACGATGAAAGTGCTACCCAAACCAAAACACTAAGGGCTTCGGGAAAGAAAGTAGTTACAGCCAAGCAGAAAAATATTGCCAGTAGAATTGAATCAAGGAATGCTCGTTATAAGTTAATGAGCGATGACATTACTGCTGGGATTATGAAGAAAGTGAACGACCTACAGAACAAGGGCAAGGTGGTTGTTAAAATAAAAGAAGTTAAAGGCTACGACAGAATAAAGAGTCTTAACAAAGAAGCCTACTGGAGTGCTTATGTTGAACTCAAAAACAAGAATAGCAACTCTTGGAAAAGCACGCTCAATAAACTCTTTACTAAACAGAAAGAAGTTATCCTAAACAAATTAGACGGCAAGAAATCTGCCGAGTTTAAAATTGCTGCCGATGAATTGTTCAACGCTGACGAAATGACTACGATGACAATGAGCATCATTAAGCCCGAATACTACAACTCTATTATGAGTGGTTTGGGAATGGGTGCAGAATTGATTGGAGAGCAGATGGACAGAACGGATATGATTAACAACTGGGTGCAGAAAGTGGCCGAGCCTTATATCCGAAGCATAAATGATACTACCTATAACGACCTTTCCAAGCTTATAGATGACAATCAAAGTGATTTACAGGGCTTGAAAGATGGTATAGAAAGTTATTTTACTGATGTAACCCCCGATAGAGCCGATATGATTGCCCGAACAGAAAGCGCAAGGGCTTTAACAGCTGGGGAAGCAATGAGTTGGGACGGTTATGGAGTAGAAAATGTAGAATGGTATTTGGCTGGCAGTGATCCTTGTGTTACCTGTATGTCTAACTCAACCAAGGTTTGGACTATCCAACAGGCCGAAATGGGGATAAGCGAATACAGTCACCCCGATTGTGAATGCTTATGGTTGCCAATCATCTAATAATTTTGACAGGGGTTTAGTTACAAAGGGTGCATTAAATGTGGGTTAGCAGCATTTTATAGTAAAAAAATATACACAAGATGGTAAAATATATTAATAAATTTAGGTAGACTATGGAATTAGAAAATAAAGTTCTCAAAATTAAGTTCAAAGATTTGGTAGAAGATGCTACTACTGCCGACCAAGGCGACCAATACATTGTAGAGGCCGTTGTTTCTGTTTTTAATAATGTTGATTTTGGTGGCGATGTAATTGAGAATGGCGCTTTTGCCAAGTCTCTTTTGCGTAAAATGCCCGTAGGCTGTTGGTCTCACGATTGGAGCAATCCGATTGCTAAAACATTAGAAGCCAAAGAAACAACCGAGGGACTTTACATTAAGGGGCAATTTTTACCTAGCGTGCAGAAATCCAAAGAAGCCTACGATTTGATTAAATCAGGCGTGGTTACAGAATATTCCATTGGCTACGAAGTCGTGGACGCTGAATATGATGTAGACGGACATAGGCACTTGAAAGAAGTTAATTTATTTGAATGGTCTCCCGTGTTAGTTGGTATGAATCCTTTAACCCATACTGTTGATGTTAAAGAGGCTGATCCGACTATTGAAACTACAACTGCTCCAGTGGAAGAAGTCAAGCCAACCGAAGAGACAAAGCCCGTAGAAGAAACTAAACCAACAGAAGAAACAATTACACCAGTTGAAACAATAAAGCCCTTAGAAGAGCAACCAGCACCTAAAGACGAGACTGTAGTAGTTGCCCCCGAGGCCAAAGCTGGTAGAAAGTTTAGTTCTTCTGATGAAGCGCAACTAAGAGACTGGGCAGAACAGATTGGCAATATCTCTACTCAAATTGTTCAGATGTTAGACAGCGCTACTCAAACTGATGGCAAGGCCAGCAAAATGACTAACGATGAAAAAGTGCTTTTGATCAGACAGGTGGCCAAAGAGATGGACAAGAAGAACGAGTTTATTTTAAAAATTACAAAATAATCCCATAAAAGGGGACTGGTCGGTGTGCTTATCTGCCCATTGGGCGATAAGAGGTTACAAAAAATGTTAGTTAAATGTTATACAAAATGGACGAAAAAACATTAACGATGGAAGAATTAAAATCTGTAATAGGTGAAACCTTAGCAGAAAATTCCGACATCAAATCTATATTAGACCTCAAGACTCAGCTGGAGGCTAATAGCAAGAGTAAAGAAGTTACAGCCGAGGAAAAAGCAAAGGAAACCAAAGAATTCATTACCAAATTAGTAACTGGGAAAATGGAATCCAAGGTAGACATCTCCGTTACAGATGCAACTGCTTCTATGGGTTACACTGTTCCTACTTCAATGGCCGCTGCCATTGCTGAAAAGAAAGATGCCATTGCTAAAATTCGTAAAAACGCTTTCACTTTCAAACTTGATGGTAATTTTGAATTACCTATTGATGAAACTGCTTGCGATGCTTACTGGATT